TAGCAGGTAAAGCAGTAGTAGATGTCGACGGAATCACTGACACTAAGTACAAACTAACAGAGCCATTGAAGCGTTACCGTAGCGCGGCAGACGTAGAAGGATTCAAGGCAATCATGACGATGATTAAACTCAAACACGAAGATAGCGTAATGCGTCGAATAGGTGGTTTCTTACCGCTGACAGACACATATGATCCTGACCTACAGGTAGCGTTCTTTTATAGTACGACTCCCAATAGCTATGACTGTGCTTGGGTGGCAGTACCATGCACCACTTGATTGGGCACCTTAGTCCAGTAGTTCATCCTAAGAATTGGGACCTAATCAGGGTTCCAGTTCGTAAGGTCGATGATGTTTATGTAGTTTATGTTGCTGATGGGTTTAACAGAACATACGATGATTCTTCACTGCCTGCAAAGCTGAAGTCTAAGTTCGCCATGATTCTGGCAAACGGTAAGGGTATTTTATTTGAGCCTGAGAGTAGGTTGCAGAAGCTAACAGTCTACATAAACAACCAAAGCCCTGACTTAGATGAAGTGGGTTGGCGCGTATCAGACACGTATTTTTGTTTGGTCTTGGATAGAGACACGCTTGAGTCAATGAAAGGTACCGAATGACACCTGAAGGCAAAGTAAAAAACAACATCAAGAAGATACTCAAAGCACATGATGCCTATTACTCAATGCCTATTGGCACAGGGTTTGGCGCGATGGGTGTCCCTGATTTTTTAGTTTGCCATAAAGGTAGATTCATTGGCATTGAAGCTAAAACTGTAGGTAACAACCCCACTAGACTGCAAGAATCTAACATGGCACATATACGTTCTTGTGGCGGTATTGCGCTTGTGGTTAACGAACATAACCTGAAGGAGTTGGAGGATTTGTTAAATGGATGAACATGAACTTAGTTACTTGCGCGACTTCCATGCGGGGTTTGCGTTACTTGGGTTAATAACGAAAGCGAGGTGGAACACAAAGAAAGAACTAGCAGACACAGCATACGAGATTGCTGACGCCATGCAGGAAGCACGGCTATCGTCAGCGAAGAAATTTTTTAACCATTCGGAGAATAAACATGAAGAAGAGTAAATCATTGATGTCACGGATTCGTGAGATGTATAAAGCAAATCCTAAAGTAACATCAAAACAGATCGTTGCTAAACTAAATTGCACGATAAAACAGGCCTATGCGACGCTATACCTTGTGCGTAAAGAAGCTAAAAATAGTAGCCCACCCTCAAGTGGAAAGCTAATTAGCGATAGAAAGACCGACCTTGTTAAGTTGGTTGAATCGTGGAACAAGCCAAAAGATGTTGATTTGGTCAATGAGCCGCCGCACTACAAAGACGGTGGCATTGAGACTATTGACTATATCGAAGCTAAAGGGCTGAACTACCATCTCGGTAACGTGGTGAAGTATGTCAGTCGTGCGGGTAAGAAGGGGCAGTTGATGCGCCCGAAAGACCGCGTAGCAAGTGCAATCGTAGACTTAGAGAAGGCTAAATGGTATCTTGAAAGAGAGCTAGTAGTAGCCAAGTCATTCCGCGATTCGCTCGGAGGCTGATCCTCCACCTAGTTCAAGGGGCGCAAGCCCCTTGATACCAGTTTTTTTATTTAGTAAGTTATGAGTTTAATCACCTTGGATTTTGAGACGTACTACGCGCAGGGGTTAGGGTTTAAAACCCAGACCACAGAAGAGTACATACGCGACCGCCGCTTTGAAGTCATAGGCGTTGGCATCAAAGTGGATGAGAGCGACACCGTGTGGGTTACAGGCACACACGAAGAGATTGGTAAATACCTTTCCACCCTACCATGGAATGAAAGTGCCCTACTGTGCCACAACACTTTGTTTGATGGCGCGGTTCTAAGCTGGATATTCAACATCAAACCGTCCTATCTGTTGGACACGTTGTGCATGGCTAGAGCGGTTCACGGCGTTGATGCAGGCGGCTCCCTCAAGGCGTTGGCTGAATATTACGAGATTGGCGTCAAAGGTGAAGAAGTCCTTGAAGCCAAGGGTAAACGTCGTATAGATTTTACTGAGACAGAGCTAGCGCGTTACGGCGAGTACTGCAAGAATGACGTTGAGCTTACCTACAAGCTATTCGCTATTCTGGCTAAGAAGTTTCCAGAAAAAGAATTAGACCTGATAGACATGACTTTAAAGATGTTCACCAACCCTGTTCTGATGGTGGACGATGCACTGCTACAGGATCGAGCGGTGGAGCTAGAAGAAGAGAAACGCGCGTTGCTTGAGAGTTTAATGGATGAACTTAAATGCAATGATGCTGAGGGCGTGCGCAAGAAGCTAGCTAGTAACAAAATGTTTGCTGAGTTGTTAGAAGAGCGTGGCGTCAAAGTACCGATGAAGGAAAGCCCCACCACTGGTAAGCAGACCTTTGCGCTTGCTAAAAACGACAATGGTTTCTTGGAACTACTTGAACACGAAGACAGCGTAATACAAGAGCTTTGCGCGGTTCGTCTTGGCACGAAGTCCACGATTGAAGAGTCACGCATCGAGAGATTCATAGATGTTGGTAAACGCAACAAGGGCCACCTACCGATACCGCTGAAATACTACGGCGCCCACACAGGTCGTTGGGCGGGCATGGACAAGGTTAACTTTCAAAACCTGCCAAGCCGTGACAAGAAAAAGAAAGCACTCAAGAACGCTGTTATTGCGCCAGATGGATACATGGTCATTAACTGTGACTCATCCCAAATTGAGGCGCGTATCTTGGTATGGCTAGCGGGACAAAAGGATGTTGTAGAACAGTTCGCTAACGGTGAAGATGTTTATTCGTTGTTCGCTAGCAAGATATACAACAAGCCGATCAGTAAAGCTAATCCCATCGAACGATTTGTTGGCAAGACCTGCATCTTGGGGCTAGGTTATGGGACTGGTACAAAAAAATTACAGCACACGCTGAAGACAACCCCTCCAGGTGTTGAGGTGGATGAAGACACTGCCAAGAGCTATGTAGATAAATACAGAGAAACAAATAACAAAGTTACAGACTTATGGAATGAGGGGGACAACGTTCTAAAAGATATAGCATCATGGCCTAGTGAGCAGAAACCGTATTACTATGGCAAGCATGACTGCGTAGTTGTTACCCCCGATGGATTGCAACTACCAAACGGTCTGTACATCCGTTATCCAGAGTTGAAGTGGAACACAGACGAAGCTAGGTCAGGATACAAATACAAATCACGTAAGGGCTTGGTGTCTATATGGGGTGGCACATTGGTTGAAAACGTGGTGCAAGCCTTGGCGCGGATTGTCGTAGGGGAGCAGATGCTTGAGGTAAACAAGCGTTACCCTGTGGTGATGACTGTACATGATGCGGCGGTTTGCGTTGTGCCAGAAGAAGAAAAGGATGAGGCAATGGCATACATAATGAAATGTATGTCTGTTGCACCAGAGTGGGCCGAAGGGCTGCCAGTAACTTGCGAAGCGGCTTGCGCCGTTAGCTATGGAGATTGTTAATGAAGTGTCCTATATGCGGCGCGTGGACTACGGTCCTTGAGACACGTATGCGAAACAACAATGAGCGTAGACGCACACTTGAGTGTGGCAATCTACATAAGTTCCGTACCATAGAAACTGTAGATCAAGAAAGCGTTACCGATGCAAAATCTAAAGTTAAACAGAAGGGGAAGGATGATGCAAGTTTATAAAGAATTATTAAAGTCTAATGTCAGGCTAGTTCGCCGAGTCATGGCTGGTACTGAACCTCCGAAAGAAATAGAAATTGACTTGACGGATGAGTTTTATGAGCCATACGCCGATGATTGGGAAGAACTAGTCAGAACTCTTTATTGGTTAATGGCGGCGGTATGTGTGGTTGCTTTTGTTCTTGGATATCTGTGGGGTAGTTTTGCATGAGAGGCGGCAAAAAACCACAGTCGCGCGTGGATGCCTACCTGTTCGCTAAGACTTGGAAAATGTTTGGCGACGGGCGGCAGTTGTCAGCGCACGATCTGGTAGAGATACTTGAGATATCAAAACGAACCGCTTGGCTATGGCTACGTACTCTACATGAGATGCGTTGTGTACATATCGTAGGTTGGCACAAGGACACCATCGGACGTGACCAGACACCAATCTACGCTGACGGCGACGGGTTCGACAAACCGAAGACTATTCAGACTAACGCTGATAGAAGGCGCAAATATCACGAAAAGAAAGCACGTTTAATGGAGAAAAACACATGACCGCTGAACCAATAAAGCAAGAGCAGGAGCCTGTGGGCACGGTGAAAGATTTGTTTACTCAAGCCGCTTGGGAAAAGCTGGACGTTCGCGGTAGCACGAAGGTGTATCTGGGCACCCCACCCGCAGTACAGCGTGAATGGGTTGGGCTGACGGATGAGGAGGTCGGTAGGCTTACTGTGTTTGATGGGTTGCACCATGTTGAAGTGCCGATACTTGCTGATTTTGCCTGCGCCATCGAAGCCAAACTAAAAGAGAAGAACACATGAGACCCGATAGCCCCTGCATAGCTGTATGCACTACGCTATACGACGAGGTATGCAAGGGGTGTGGTCGAACGTTTATGGAAGTGGCTAACTGGCCCTTTATGTCCGAAGAAGAGCGCGAGGTTGTGTGGCAACGCATTGAGACAGAAGCCACCGCTTGGCGCTATACAACTTACAAAGAGAGAGCATGAAAACAGTATTGAAACCCAAGACCCAGTGGGATAGCTGGAAAGAAGAACTAGTCGTTGCGGCGAAGCGCACATTCAAACCGATGGAGGGTAGCTACCACCCACACGAACTGAGCGCACCCGCAGTACGCCTTGGCGCGGATGACCACATGAAATACCCAAGCCGTAAAGGTAGTACGTTGCAGTACCGTGATGGGCGCAAGGAAAAAATTAATGGCTAAAACAAAATTAGAAGACTACGGCTTCTGTAGTAAGACCGGAGTCTGCATCAATCCGTTCGGGGCTAAACCCCCATGGGTAAT